GTGAAAAAGCGTTTCAAACTTTTTCAAAACACCCCCTACCGGTCAAGCTTTCCGGCTTTCAATCTCGCGCTGCGTTTCGATTGCATGGCAGCTTTCACATAAAACAATCAGATTTGATTCATCAAGAAACCTTTCGGGGTTCTTGCGAACTGGTTCTATATGATGTACATGCAACTTAACGTTTGAAGCTCCACACTTAGCGCAATAGTTGTGCTCTGCCAAAACTTTAGCACGCAGTTTTCGCCACTCTGGGTTGCTGTAATCAGCGTACCGAGTAGCATTCTTAAAAGCATTTTCTTTGCGCTTCTGTTCTGCAAGTAATTGATGTTCGGGGCAGTAATAAGGATGTATAACTGCAAGCTTATTACAACCCGGATAACCACAAAGCTTTAGTTTCAATTGTTCGCCTTTTTATTTTTAGGAATTACAACTGGAACAATAAGCCCGGCGATAATAACAACAAGGCCGAAAACGGCAGTAATAATTGTCTTTACTGTGTCTTCTGCCACGCCTGCAAAGCCCAGCACAAAAGCACCAAGCCCAACCAGGATAATAGAAAGCCATACAACCCATGTCTTAACAGCTGGATCGCGCTTTTCATACATGCCGGCAACGGCAAGGCCCGCACCAAACATGGTGATTGCATAACCCAAAACGTCAGCAAGCGGGAACTTTGCAAAGTTTGAAATAATTACACCGGCAATCAATACGATTAAGCCGATAATTAAAAGAACGCGTTTTTTCATTCTTCTTCTACTCCTTGTACGTCTACTGCGTACCGAACAATCTTTTTCCAATACCATAAAGGCATTGAAACTTTATCTGTGTTCACGTCATACGTGACAATCAGATTTCCTTCTGTGTCGTAAGGCTCCGGGAATTGCGGGGCTTCACTTTTTACCTTTGAGCTTTGACAAGACGTCAATTGTAGCGTCAAAATCAGCGCTGCTATTGCCAGTTTCAAAGCTTTCTTTTGCTTCGTTGTTGATTTTGTTTTGGTGTTCATTCTGCTTTAATTCCTCTTCTTTTTTCTGGCTTTCTTTTTTCAGGCGTTTATTATCTGCTACAAGCCAGCAAGAACCGATTGCAAGAAGCGTAATAATTACACAAAAAAGAATTGCAATAACTATTCCGAAAATCTTAATCATTGGCGGGCTTCCTGAACTTATCAAGCGCAATGTTTACATCAATTGTTGTAAACAGCGCAACGAAAGTGCCGGAAACTGTGCAAAGCTCCGATATTTCGCAGTTAGGAAAAACGCCGGTCCATTTAAGAACGGCACCAACTAAAAGAATTCCGCCTGCTACAATTTTTGCAAGCAAGGAAACTGTTTTTGCTTTAAGTCCTTTTTCTTCTGTCTTTTCTGATTTTTCATCCATGATTAAGCCACCTTTAAGATTCTTGCGCTTATCGGCTTGCCGTTTGCCAGGTTGTCAGAATGAAGCTTTGAATTAAAGGCAACTTTGCCAAATTCAACGCCTACCCAGTGCCCGCCGATTCCGTCTATTGAAAACAAAACGGCACAACGTTCAATGTTTTTTAATTCATCAAGACTTTTGATTTTCTTTTTTTCAACTATGTATTTTTTACCGGTCAAAGCCTGCAAAAACGGTTCAGCTTTTACCGTGCAATCTTCTTCAATGTTTCCGCGGCGCATGTTGTCAGACACTATTTTGATTGCTTCTCCGTTTTCGCAATCAAGGTGCACGCACCACATATAAGTAAACGCTAAACAAGCGTTTTTTCCTATCATGGAACAGCGGCTTGCTATGCTTTCGGCCATATCCTGCGGGTATCTCAACTTAGACGCTCCTTTATGTAAATGATTGCAGTTTTGATTTCTGCAATATCAACTTTTAATTCGTTGAGTTCTGGAAGCATTGCTTTTTCAACGCTTCCTTCAAGCTCAACAATCCGCTTTTCGTGGTCTTTGATTGTCTGCGACTGTCCGCCGGCCTTCCAGATTAAAGCACCAATCGGAATGCAAAAAACCACGGCTTCAATTCCCATGTATAGGAACTGCACTTTATCCACTGTTTTACCTCTCTATAAGTAATAGTCACTTTTAGAAAGGCAAAACAATTTTTCTGTAAACTGCCGGCACAAGGCCGACAGATTTACAGATATTGGATCAGGAAAGCGAAACGAACCCCGCCGCTGCTACCGTCAGCCGAATCGCAGCCGGCACCCCCGCAGCTGTCGCAGCCGCAGAAACTCGCAGATTCAAACTTAGTCGGTGTTGAAAGCCACCACCAGCGCGAATAATCTTCGTCTTTATCAAAAGCAATTCTGTGATTGCCTTTTTTAAAGTATTTCAACTGCTCGTCTGTACATGCTGCAAAATCTTCAAAATCAGAAGCCCTGAAAACCTCACCAACAGAAAGAAGGCGAACTTCTTTTACAGTCGGTGTTTCAAACGGTGTTTCCATTTCCTTAAAAATGCCGGAAAGCACTTCTTTAACTTCATTGTTCAAATACTGCGCAAGCTCTGTTTTTGCGTATTCTTTGCAATTGTTTGTATCTACTGGGCCGTCGAAAATAACCCGGTCCATAACAAACAGCATTTCTTTTTCTGTCTTCTGAATCAGCGTTGCGCCTTCCTTGTGGCACTCAGCCGGCGGGTATAAACCTTCTTTTCCTGGTAAGCAAAAAGAAAGCTTGATTTTGTCACCGACATTAAGTTTAAAGCCGTTTTCTCTCAATTTCTGAAAGTCCTTTTTTGTTGAATAAGTTGTTTTGATTTTCATTGTTCTATCTCCTTTATATTGCTTAAATGTATTGCATAAACGGGCTTGTCTATGTGCAAGTCTGTGTTTTTGCCGTTTACAAGTTCAATTGTGTCAATAGTTGCAGTCATATATTTTTTTGTATAACCCAGCCGTAAAACACAATCTATATTCACGATGTCAATTCTATGTCCGCGGGAAAACCTATAAAACAATTCCATGTCCTCTTCAAAGGCGCATTGCCTTTTAAGTTCATTTCCTATTCTGTTGTACCAATAATTTTTTGCTTCCCGGTATTCAACAGTCTTTTCCCCAGACTTTATTTTTTCATACCACTGTTTCTTCAATGGGAATACTAGCATTGTTCTACCTCCTTATTTTAATAAAACCGCAATCATTGAAAGTGTCATAAGCACCACAATTACAGTTCCGCACAAACAAACAATAAACTTACAGATTTCATAGAACTTATCTATCATTGTTCTACCTCTCTAAATATTTTCATTTCTAATTGTTGCGCTATGTAATATTCAAGCCGCGCCCCTTTGGAATCTTCCCAGTCTTTCAAAAGAAAAATTGCGTCACATTCCATAAGCCCCGCAATATCTTTTCTCATGTACCAGGTCCACGGCTTGCCCGTGTCTTCCTGTTCAGCTGGATTGAAAACTTCAAAGCCCGCCGATTCAAGAATGTTTTGCGCGTTCTTAAACTTCTGTTTATAGTCCGCGTCGTCTGTTATTTTTCCGCTGATGTATACTTTCATTTTTCAGGCTCCTATCCACAAACAAGCGTTATTTCGTTTTCAACATCCGCGCCGGTTGCTTTGTCTTCTGTGTAGCGTATGTGGTAACACACGTCTGATTCTGGGCACGATATGTAAATAACTGCGTCGTCGTCTAAGCCTTCAAGCTCTTTTAAAAGTTCGCCTTTTGTCATGTTTATAACTCCTCATTCTGGCTTTCTATGATTGTGGCAAGCTCCGCCCCGGAAACATAGTCCACAAGTCCATCACATTTGCGCTTATAATCAAGCACGTGTTTTACGGCGTACCAGATATGCAGCGGGAATTCCGCTTCTATCCGGTAGCCAGGGCGTGTTTTGTAACGCCTTAAAAGATACATTACAGCTTCTGCGCGTTTGTCTTCCCACTCTTCGCGTGAAAAGTGAACGTTCCGCAGTTTGCAACCATGCGCAAGCATACGCCCGGCGGTTGCTTCTGTAAGCTTCCACAAGTTGTCCCATGCTTCCTGGCTTCCATTCACAAGAAAGTCATACTGATAATTCAGAAGCCTTTCATTGTCATTTTGCGGGGCGTCGAAGTGCGGAAGGTTTACAGCACTTTCAATGGTCTGTCGTGCCGTTTCTTTTCCGACTTCTTGAATTCGCTTGTTACGTGATAAGCCTTGCATTCTTTGCACCAGTATTTCCGAATTGGTCTTTTGTCTCTGTGGAATGTAGAACGGTGCCGGTTTTTTTTGGCAAGGTTCAGCACTCTTCCAGCTTCTGCAAGTGAATAGCATTTTTTACCACATCCCATATCATGCCCGGTGTGACAATCGCCAGTCGGGAATCTTTGTCATATCTACAACAATTGCGTTTTGCAAAACCCTAGACATGGCCGCCGAACCTAAGATTCTGGAAAACTCTTCAAAGTTGCAGTTTGTACACATCGCAATTGCTTTTCCTTTGCTCTTGCGTTTGTCGATAATTGCAAACAAGCCAGAACTTTCGCCGGCTGTAGAAAGCGGATCGCGCCCGATTTCGTCGATTACGAATAAATCAGGCTTGGAATATTCGTCAATTACATCGTCGTATGTTTCTTTGCTGCGAAAGTTTACTGTTTCCATAAGTCTTGAACTTATAGACCGTGACAAAACGTAACGCCCCGCAAAATACTCTGTGTAGCCATCATTCCAGGTCTTTTTTACAGAATGCAGCACCATGTTTAAACAAGCTGTTACAAGGTGAGTTTTACCCGCGCCGGGATTGCCATATAAAACAAGCGCGCAATACTGGCCCGCAGCAATCTTTTTTGCAAAGTCATAGACTGCGGAAAGCGCCTTTTTCTGCTCTGTAGTTGCTGCCTGATAGTTTTGAAAAGTGTTTTCCCTTGCGTCTTCGTTGATTCCGCAACTGAAAAAAGCATTGTCGCGTGTTTTTTTGATTTCTGCGCGGCGGGCAAGTTCTAATTCCCGGTCGCGCTGTTCCAGCTCTTCGCTTGTGATTCCTTCCAGAAGCGAAACAACGGGAAGTTTAGAAAATGATTTTGTCTTCTTCCAGTTCTGCATTATTTACCCCCTGTATTTCTGCAAGATTAGATTCTACGTCGGTTTCAGTCTCCGGTGCGGTATAATTTTGAAGTACCTGTGCGGAAGTATCGCTTGAAATTCTTGTACTTCCGGGGCGTGAATAGTGCTCGTCACATTCAGCCCACTTGCGAACAGCTGCTTTCCAGTCTTTCATCGGTGAATTGCCGACTTTCCAGCCCTTCGATTTGTAATAATAAAAAAACTTATCGACGTTGGTATTTATGTTTTTTTCAAAACAGAATTCCCGTATTTCTTCAAGAGTTGGTGCTACAAATCTTTTTCTTGTGGGTGCTGGTTCGGGCGCCGGCTCTGCCGGTGTTTCTGCAACAGATACACACTCAATATCATTAACAGATACATTAACAGAATCATTAACAGATACACTGTCCGTACGGTCTCCGTTCGGTTTTTCTTCTTCTGTGGTGTTTTCCGTTCGGTGTCCGTTCGGTGTCCGTTCGGTGCCTGTTCGGTTGTCGGTAGTTGTTGCAGTTTTTGCCCCGGAAACCGAACGGTTTTTATTTTGTTTAAGGTTTGAAATCTTTCTTTCATAAGCCTGCACGTCGTCGTCGATTCGGCGTTTAATTTTAAGCCATACAGTCAGTTCAAGCCCCGCAAGCTCCGGTTCGATTTCGTTTATTCCATATTCATAGATATAACGAAGGAATGCGCCTTTCAGCTCTTCGGGTAAGTCTTCGATGTATTCAGCATGTAAAACGAACGATTCACGCATTTTCTACCGCCTTAGAAAGCAATTTATTGATGTATGCAACGCCCTTCTGGAAAACAACGGTTTTTAAACTTATCTTTGTTTCTCCGTTCGGTGTTACAAACTTACTTTCTATAACGCGGAAATATCCGGCGTCGATGTACTTCTGATATGGAATGTTATTCGACTGTAAAACGTTTCTGTTTCGCAAGAATTCAAACAAGCGGTTGCGCCCGATGTTCTTATTAAGAACTTTTGCACATTCCCCGATTTCGATTGTGTCTTTTGAAGAGCAAAGCTGATAGGCGAAATTTGCAGCGGGTTCAAGGCGTAAAACTTTGTTTTGCAATTCCTCAATCATTTCTGCCTGAATCTGCATTGCCTGTTGAATAATCAACTGGCGTTCAAGGTTCGTTTTTGGCGTAAGCGCATTAACCTTGCTGTGGTTTTCAATTTCAAGTTTAATTGCTGTAACCTGCGCTTCGTCAAATAACATTGTGTGACTGCTTCCGCTTCGTTCGACATCAATGTCGAGCGATTCAACGGCGCGTTGTATTGTTTTTACGTCAACGCCCAGAATGTCGGCTACTTCTTTTGTAGTCATTTTATTAACTGCGCCCGCCGGGCTAAGATTTGCTATTTCGTTCATATTTTTACACCTCTTCGATGTTAATTCTGTATAAATGCCACATAAGCCGTTTTTTAAGCTTGTAAACTGCTGTTTTTACGCCTTTTACATCCTCAATGTGCTTTTGTGGCACTCTGTCTTTTTCCGTCAGGTAGACAAAATCAGCAAGATAAACAATTGATCTAAGCTTCTTTTTGTCCGCGCCGACTTCCGCCGGGATAAGCTCGAAAGGAACCTGTCTTTGCAGTTGTGAAATTTCGCCCCTCTTTTCAAGAAGTTTTAATTCACAATAGCGCTGCGCTTCCTTTTGACTATCAAACACAATGTTTTCAATTCGCACTTTGCGACTGTGGTATTTGCTCATATTGCGCAAGTCTCCTTGAAAGCTCTGCTTTTATAACCGCGATAAGCTCCGGCGCGGTATATTGTTCTATACGTGTAGCCCCATAAGCCCTCTTTTCATCCAGTGTGAAAAGCAACGCACCGTCCGGGCCCTTTGCAGATAGCAGGTTTTTAATTTCTGCTATCTCTTCTGGTGTACTCGCTCCGCCTTTCAGATCCGGCGGTGTCGGTGGCAGTTGTGAAGCTTTCTGCATTCCCAATTGTTCAGGCGTTGCCGCTTCTGGTGTCTGCCCCGGAAGTGCTTTTTGTTCCGGCACCTGTGGTGCTTCTAACTGCTTTTCAGGTTGAACCGCGCCAAGCATTACACCTTCCGGTAATTCTTCTTTTGTATACGGCATACCTGCAAGTTCGTCAGGAAAGCACAAGCGGAAGCCCTGTGAAATACAGGCTTTTTCACACATGAAAGCGGGCATTTTGCGCCATAATCTCGACAAGCTCCCGTCCGGCGTGTACTGTGCAACCTCGTTGAAGCGCACTGAATGGCGAAAGGGCTTTTCCCAGTCTTTGCGGTAAATGGTAATTGTTGAAACCATTTGTCCGCCGACATTCTGCGTTGATATTTCCCAGCCGTTGAGTTTTCCCGAACGTTCAGCGCGTTTGATGTATACCATGTAACCTGTAACGCACTTAAAAACCGGACCGTCCTTTGTGTTGTACGAAATAGCGTGTATTTCGTTTAAGAAAGGGTTTAATTTCATGGTGGCAGCAATTTCAATAAACTGCGTCTGGAATTGCTCCGGGATGTTTAAGCCCATAGATTTTAAGTAGGAAAGGGCAAGTTCTTTCGGCCCCTGCACAACTTCCGGGGCGGGTGCTGTTTTCTCTTCTGTTGATATGACTTCTAAAACTTCCATTATGCCACCTCTACAAGTTTTACATGCTTTTTCACATGCTTTAATAAATCTGGCTTGTCTCTAAGCCATGTTGTAAATACGTGCTGTACTTCTTCTGATGGCCTCGAGCTTCCCGGCGTTCCTGAACCTTCGTCGGCGTAAAACTGCCCGATTCTGTTCTTTGCAAAAAGCTCTGCTGTCGCAACCGGGATTCCGTCTTTTCTGATAAAAACAAGAATTTCTTCCTGATTCGCCATTTTTTTGTAATAGGAACATCGAACTATACATTGATGTAATGTGGAAGCCTGTTTGTTCCATTCGCCCATGTTGTCAGAAAATATGATTTCATAACCACCGTAAACACCGCCGAAGCTCTGCAAGATTTCGCAAGTTTTTTTCAGGTTCTCAAAAACCGCTTTTTCCTGTTCTGCAAGCTGTTTTCGTTCTTCTGCCTTGCGTGCCTCTTCAATTGCGTTGCATTCCCTTAAAACTTTTTCGTGTGCCTTTTCCAGATCAGAAGGGAAAGCCCAGTATTCCTGGCGGATGTTATGCCCCGCGGTTTTCGCCATTTTTCTATAATCGCAGTAAAGCGACCACATGGCATGACCGACATATCCCTTGCGCTTAAAATAGCGGTAAACCGGAACGCCCATTGCGGCAGTGTAGCAGGTAGTTTTAAAAGCTTCGTAATCGTTGAATTCATCCATTGTCATTTTGTATTTAATAATGTTCTGAACCTGTCGCAAGGTGTAGCCGGCGGCGTTTTCTTTGTTCTGTAAAATCCATTTTGAAATTTCACGGCGCTTCTTTTCTGAAAGTTTCCAGAAGCTTTTTGAAAAAGCGATATTGTCGCAATGCAGCGCAAACAAATATTCTGCTTCCGGGTGTTCCTTCCAAACCTGAAAAGCTTCAAAAATAACCGGCAGATCTCTTGTCATGTAATAAAATTCACCGCGCCATTTTCTGAGCGTATAAAAAAAGCCAGGATATTTTTTCAAGATAAGGTTAATATCTCCGAGGTGGTTTAAGTGCACTTGCTCATATCCGACGTGGTTTATAGTACATTCGCCCCAGTCTTCTTCTATGTAGTGATAATCTTCACGTTCGCCGTAATAACCACGGGCGTAAGCTCCGGGATAAGTGATTGAATAACCGCTATAACATGACAAATAAAGGTTTCGGCACTCTTTTTTCCCACTTTCATAAACTCTGAAAAAGTCAAAATACTGATCCAGCCGTTTATTATATGCAGTAACTACAAGGCGCAGTTCCCCGAAATAGTTTTCGATGTGGTGTGAATAGCTGTCTATTCGCATTTGTCCGCCCCCTGCTCTTCTGCAAACAAGCTGCCCTGGAACCAGTCGTGGACTTCCGCTTTTTTCTGCTTCTTCGGCTTTTTCTGCGTGATAACAGTTGCGTCGCGGGCTTCTACTTCGATTTCGTCTTTTATGCGCTTTTCTGCTCCCTTGTCGATTTCAGGCTTTGCGTTTTCGTCTTCCATGTCTCCATAGAAAAAGTCACGCGCCCACTTAAAAACAACCGAGCTTTCAACCATTGCCATACTATTTGAAGCAAGTTTTCGGGCGCGGTTATTGATATATTTCCCGCATTCATCAAGCTTCTTTTCGTCGTAAACTTCTTTTAAAGCCGGGTCCGTTTCTATAGCAATATCGAAATACTGCTTCAATGTTTGTGCAAGTGATGTCATTTTGCTTTCTCCTAAAATGGAATGTCTTCCGGAAATTCGTCATTGTGGAATAACGACGGGTCGGGCGCCGGACCTGGTGCCGGTGCGGTCTGTGGTGGTATAACCTGATTGGTAGGGCCGGCGTTCTGCTGCATATTTCCCCCAGTTGAGCTGTTCGGATTTTCCGAACTGCTCCCGCCCAGCAGCTGAACGTCTTCTGCTTCGAGCTTTACGCGTGAAAACTTCTGTCCGTCTTTTTCCCAGCGGTCCTGCTTCATGCGGGCAGTAATACAAATCATTTTGCCTTTTGTTAAATATGGCTTTAGATTTTCAGCAGTTTTTCCGAAAATATCAGCGTCGAAGTATGAAACCTCAGTTTCCCAATTGTCGTTTCTTTTGACACTGCGATTGTTTGCAAGTGAGACGGCAGCAATCGCAGTTCCTTTTGTGTTGTATTTCAATTCAGCGTCACGGGTCAGACGGCCGATTAAAATAACTTTGTTCAAATCGTTACTAGGCATTAAGTAATTCCCCCTCAATATTGTGTGTGTTCAGGTATTCAGCTTTCTTGTTCTTCCAGTAAAGAACGTCGCCCTCATGAAGTCTTCTTTCTTCTTCCGTTTTGGCGCTGTTTGCCGCAAGAATTGAAGCGTCGATGTTAATCAGAATTATTTCATAGTTCATCTTGTTGTCTCCTGTTTTCCTTTGGTTTATAAAGCCACTTTTTTCGTAAGTTTGGCTTTCTGCAATTCATTTGAATAATAAGCACCTCGTAACCTTCAAGCGTCCAGAAGTCGTACAGTTCGCAAGCGATTATGTAACTTACGTTTACAACCTGAACAACAAACTTTCCGGCAAGTGGTCCTTTTTTGTACCTAACCGACACACGATACTTTTTGAACATTGTCGCCCCGGAATCTAACAAGCTTCTGAACAAAGCCTTCGCGTGCATTCATTAAAAAGACATATACGCTATCAACATCCGCCCCCGCGTCTTCGGTTTCCTTTTTAATTTCGTTGAACCGTTCCAGCGTTAATTCGTGGTTTTCTTTGTTCTGGCGGGAATACCATTTCGGGTAAGCGTCAAGCTTTTTGTTGATCCGGCGGATGTGCCACAAGTAGTGTTTTTCTAAGCTTTTCATGCTGTTACCCCCATTGCTTCGCGGTAATCATCGTCAAGCTGTGCCGGGTCATCCTCGAACGCCGAAAACTCGTTGTTTTCGTCATAGTCAAAGAAAACTGCTTTGCCCTGCGGGATAATCGGCGCAAGATGTGATTTTACGGAAATTGTGGCAACCCCCAGCTTGCGTTCGTTGTCAGGCTTAAAATCAACAGTCAGTACAACTTTACGGCGTGCGGTTGCGCTGGTGTTTTTGTCTTCGATGTTGGCCATTACTTTTTTCAACTCTTCGTTGAACATGTCTAAGGCCATTCCACCATGAATGGTGGCTAGTTCAATTTTTGTAGACATTAAAATTAAACTCCTTCTAATTTTTATTTTCTTTCCGGCAACGCCGGTGTTTAAAACACTGTTTTTACATCTGTAACTTTGTTTTGGAATTCTTCTTTTGAAAGATGGAAGGTCACAAAGCCGTCAAAATCTATGGCATAAAAGCTTTCTTCTGTTTCCCAGATTCCGGCAATCTGGGCGTCGTAGCTGTTTTCTTTTCCGTTTTCGTCTGTGTAGGTGTCGTGAAAGTTTCCGGCGTAAACTGTTTTTTTTGTTTCGGCCATTGTATTTTCTCCTTGTGTGAAGCAAAACAAAAAACCCCAGGATGTTCGGTTTCCTGGGGTCTCTTGCTGCTTCACTTGCTTAGTCGCTAAGAAAACAAAGCGACTAAGCAACCGAACACGACTTAGTAGCTCTGTTGCTTTTAACTTTATAACTAATTAACTACAATGTCAAGAACTTTTTAAAAAGTAAAGAAAAATAATTTGTCTGCCGATAGTTATTGCGGTATGAATGAAGCATTAAGACAGAAGAAAGCTTTGTATATTCCTCTATTCGTAGCCGGTAGAATCACAAACAAGCAATGTGCCGCGCTGGTCGGAATTTCTACTGTCTCTGTATCAAGAATAAAGAAAAGATACTTGCTTAAAGGTGACGGGGCTTTTATCCACGGGCACACCGGCAATCCGTCACATAACCGCAAGTTTAGCGCAAAAGATAAAAAATATATAGTGGGTTTGTATAAAAAATATTTTCCTTACGCTCCGTATGAAATATTTTTAGAAACACTTCAAAGCGATTTCAAAATAAACGTTTCCTATACTTCAATTTACAAAATGTTAGACGGCGCCGGGATGATGTCGCCGAAAGCTCACAAGCCTGTAAAAGAGAAGAAAAAGCATTTACCGCGCCCGGAACGTCCACACGAAGGCGAACTTGTGCAGCTGGACGGGTGCAAGCATGATTGGTTTATGAACGGGCATTATACCTGTATACATGGATGTATCGACGACGCAACACACAAAGCAACGTCGCTTTATATGATGGAAAACGAATGCTTAATGGGCTATCAACAGAACATCCGGCAAACCTACGAATTAACCGGCGGTTTTCCAGAAGCGGCGTACACCGACAGAAGCGAAATATTTTTTGTTACAAAAGAAAGCCTGAATAAAATAACGATAGAAGAACAGCTGCAAGGCTACGAAAAACGACAGACGCAATGGCAGAAAATGTGCAAGGAATTGAACGTTAAAACAATTGCGGCCCTGTCCCCGCAAGCGAAAGGCAGAATAGAAAGATTATGGGAAACGCTGCAAGGCCGGCTTCCTTATTTGTTCAGGTATTACGGCATAGATACGATAGACAAAGCAAACGACTTTTTGCGGGAATATCTGCCACGCTTTAACGCCCTGTTTTCGGTTGAAGCCCGCGAAAGTGCCAAGCGGTGGCACCGAAAACAGATTGATGATGTTGAACTGCTCTTTTCTGTTAAGTCGGAACATACAGCGAAAGCAAACGGAACGTTTGTTTATCATGGCGAAAAATTCCGCGTAAATCTGCCATTCAAAAAGTTTACGCTTTGCGTGTCTCCTACAATCGGCGTAAAGGCTTTTTATAATGGCAGATATTACGATGTAGAACTTGCCGAACCTCTGCAAGATACAATTTCGGATTCTATGCCGATAGTTGAAAAAGAGTTGATCCGGCGGTATTTCTACCGCGACGGGCATTCTAATCTTGCCGAAGTCAGATAATTACAAAGCTTCGTATTCTGCGCGAAGCTCTGCAATTGCGCTTTCGATTTCCTGCAATTTGTTCAGGTCCTCTTCTGTGGCGATACTCAGCGCAACGGCACGGCTTGCCCTCAATCCTCTGTTTTCGATTTCTGCAATTTCGCGTCTTATCTGCTCTTTGCGCTCTGCTGCGTGCTCTGCGTCTTTCTGTTCCTGGCTCTTTCCCAGCACAATAGAACCGTTTACAAGGCGTGCTGTGCTCTCGTATTCGGTGTACCATTCATCAAGCGTGCAGCTTGTTTTCGGCTTTGTTGTGTAGCCGTCTTTTTTGGCCTCTTCCGGGTCGGTGTTGAAATAAACGCTGTTTCCGTCTGTTGATTTCCAGAAATAAATCTTTGCTTCTTCATTCATAGATTTTTACCCCTTTATAAATAGTTTGTTGTATAATTTATCAGTATTTTTCAGAAGTGTTTTACTGTCAAAATACTGCATAAACCCACGCCATGAGCTGTAAAACTCTGCAATCTGCTTTCGGTCAAGTTCGCCTTCATCAAGCTTCTTTCTGAACTTCTTTAATTTTCGCCGTTCGCGTTTTACGCTTTCACGCCCGCCGGATTTTATTATTTTCCCGGTTCTTCCGAACTTATAACGGCAATGCAGAAAATCAACGCCGTGTTTTATAGGCGTGATTCTCGTTTTCTTTTGATTCAGGCGGATTTTGTATTTTTCACAAAGCTTTGTAATTTCCTTTAAGGCGTTTTGCAGTTCTTCTTTTGAGTTACACAAAATATAAGAATCGTCCATGTAGCGCCCATAAAAGCGCATTCTTAATTTTTCTTTTATGAAGTGGTCTATTTTATTCGGAAAGAAAACTGCTAAAATCTGCGAAACCTGGCTACCTAAACCAAGCCCCACCGGTCCGAACTCCTGAACATAATATTTTGTCAGCGCTAAAAGCGTTTTATCTTTTATCTGTTCGGAAAGCATTTGAAATAGTGATTCATGGTCTACGTTGTCGAAATATTTTGAAAAGTCGATTGTAAGAACATAACCAGAAGCGCCGTATTTTCTGTAATATTCTGCAAGGTGTTTTTGTATGCGTCTTCTTGCAAACTGTGTGCCCTTGCCCTGTAAACATGCGCCGTTGTCATGTATAAGCGGGCGTTTGAGAATAGGAACTAAACATTTGTCGCAAAGCGCTTTTTGCATTACTCTTTCGCATATATGCGGTGATTTTATATGCCGTGTTTTTCCTCTTTCGTTTATGTCGAAACAAACAAAACCGCGCGTTACGGCAATTTTATTTTCTACACTTCGCACGGTGTCGAAAATGTTTTTCAGTAAATACATTTCGTAATATTGCACTGAATGTTTCCAGGCAACGCCCTTTCTGGCACTTCTGAAAGCTTCTAAATATATGTCGGGATTTTTTAAGATGTCGTAATTATCAAAACAAGCGTTCGCAGCTTGCCTGCGCTGGTTGCGTTTTTCGGTTCGTCTCTGTCTTCTTGCGTCTTTTCGGTCTTGTGAAGTCATAGTTTATAAATAGCCGCGTATAACGTTTATAATACTTTGCTGTATTATATGTCTGCCTTGCCCTACGTTACTTTGTGCCGGAAGTATGAAACATGCGATTACAGACGGCGCATGCCATGCAAGAAGCGTCCACTTCCTCACATCGCGGCCCGATTCGTGCTCCTGATTATTCAGGAAACACCGGATCACAAACCTCCTTTCCCTGGCTCGTCGTCCGGCATAATGTCAGACTGTTTGCCAGCTAAATCGAAACGAACCCCGTTGTTGCTATTGTCAGCCGAATTGTAGTTGGCATTCCCGTTGTTGTTGCAGTTGCAGAAATTCGCAGATATAGGCTCGGCCCGTTGTAAACTTTTTAATATTTTTGCGTTGGATTTCTTCCAGTGTCTTAAAACCTTTATAAGATGGTCGATTTCGTCGGCATAATGCAAAAGACAGCGCAAAGTTTCCGGAAACACGTCGGCGCAATATTCAAGCTCGTTTTGCAACGCTTCCGCGGTTCCTATTGCATAGTCCTGCAATAACCGTCTTTTATCGACTTCCAGCACACAAGCCGGATAAATCGAATTAGCAATTGAAATATACTGCATAAGCTTTTGTAAAAGCCCCAGTATATCTTTGCGGATAAAATCCACCATATAGGCGGGATATTGTTCTTTCTGATTTACAACTGTATTTTCTTCGGTTGTAAAAGTTTCATTTTTTGAATTGAACTTATTTAATAAATCACACGAAATTTCCCGCCGCAATTCACGTGCAATTTTATAAAAAAGAAGCGAACTTTCGCTTCTCTGGTCGGCTCTTACGCTCATTTATTTTTAATTCCTTTTTTTTGTTTGTTTCCTAGTCTTCAATCTTCACAAGGCACCCACAAGGGGTGCGCAGATGTTCAGATTTCAGACTAGGAAAGCGAAACGAACCCCGGTGTAGCTATAGCCAGCCGAAGTGTAGTCGGCATGCCCGCGGTAGCTGCAGTAGCAGAAAGCCGCAGAATCGCCCGTATATGGTGACGCTTCCCACCACCACCAGCGCGAACCGTTCCAGTTAGCAATTCGCTTTTGCGGAAATTCAGAAAACAAAGGCCACTGAACAGAAGTGCCGGTTGAATAACCTTTGTTATTACTCCATGCCTGATGGCCGAAAACTTCAACTTCTGTCGGAACAAAGACTGTTTCGGCAAGCCACACCCAGTCGGTCTTGTTATCAAGTAAGCGGTGAACGGTTTTTGGTGTAATTCCGATTGCGTTAACAAGCCCGGTTTTTACCTGGTTGTTTAAGTAGGCGCAAAGCTCGCTTGCAGCATATCCGCCGGCATTTGTGGCGGTGCTGTTCATTGCTTTTTGCAAAACGCAGTTTTTTGAGATCATCAAAATATGATGTGAAGTTGTCGGCGTGTCACCGACATTTAAGTAAGTGTCAAAGCCTGCAATCTCAAAGCGTAAACGCTGGTTACTGTTGGAAATTGCGCTTCCGTCAATTGTCATTGATGATACGTCGATATAGTCGCCAAGTCGCAAGCCGTTGAAGTTTCCGGCGTCTGCACGTGTGCGAAGTGCTGCAAAAGCGGCGGCGGCGTTTGCAACTCCTAAAACTGTAACAAGATCGCGTCCTACATCCGGGCGGTGTGGCGAAAGATAACCTTCCAGCCCCTCGGGTGTTGTCTTGTACTGGTCGGCGATAAGAATAGAATCATCCTTTTGCGGCGTTCTTTCCGTTAAGGTAGACACCGGAACAATTCCGCTTATATCATTACTCATAGTGTTTGTGCTCCTATAAGTAATAGTCAGTTTTGTTTTAGAATTTTTGCATTTTTTTGAAAATATGTTATAATTTTTGCATGATTTACGCTTTACTTGCAATTATTTGTTTTATTATCGTTGGAATTATTAACAGAAAGATTAAGAAGGCGAAACAAGCTGAAAAAGACACTGATTCTGTTAATATGAATCTGTCAGATATTTTGATATTTGACACTGAAACAACCGGCATTTTTCCTAATTCAGAAGAAATTCTAGAACTCGCAATTATAAACGGTTGCGGTGATGTTTTGTTTAATGAACGCTTCAAGCCAGAAAAGAAAAAGACATGGTCGAAAGCACAAGCAATAAACGGCATTTCCCCGGATGATGTAAAAGACTGTAAACCGTTAAAAGAATTTTTTCCCCAGCTTCAAGATATATTCAACAAGCCTGTAATGATTGCCGGTTATAACGTCGGCTTTGATTTAAAGTTTATACATGCCGCCGGCATTAAAACCCATGCAAAGTATATAAAAGACGTTATGAAAGATTTTTCAGACGAACGCGGCGAATATGACGAAAAGCACGGCCACAACAAGTGGTTCAAACTTGAAGAAGCTGCAAAATACTACAACTACCAGTTTGAACCACACGGCGCACTTGAAGATTGCAAAGCGACTTTGTTTGTGTTTAAGAAACTGCAAGGTATTGAAAATTAAAACCACAAAAATGAAAAACTATAGATCTTTAATTTGACTTTTATTTATCATGTTTAAGAAATAATTTTCGGAATTTGCGTAAAAACGTACGTAGAAAGAAGCGTTACTTACGCGCCCGCCGAAGCCTTCCATCTTGCACTTTAATTCGTCACCAAAGTTTAAATCGATTTCTTCCTCAAATATATGCGATTCGCCACTCTTTGGAAATGCAAAACTTTTGTATACATTACCGTTTAAATAAAAATTGTAAACGGTGTCGCCACTGCCCGAAACGGACCCGTCAAACATTTCCATTCTATATTTGATTTTTCCTTTGAATGGTATAACTATATATTGCCCATAGTTAACGCCTATCCCTCCTACCGCTTTTTGGTAAATAAAAAACTGTTCTATGTTTCCCGTCTCTAGTATAAAGTCTAAGCCATTTGCTCCAACGAAACCAGATACAGAAACCTTATTAAAATTGCCTCCGGTTGCGTTTATATCTACAAAGTCCGCTGTCCCGTTGTAATCTAGTGCCCAACCCGCGTCGCCGTAAGTTTGTATTTTATGTGTGTCCTGATTAAAAGTTCCGTTCCAGTTTGCCGACTTAAACAAGCCGCCCTGTTGCATTGTAATATTCTGAGCAAAAAGCTTTTGAATAAATGCAACCTTTGCGGCGAGCTCTTCACAAAATACAGTTACAGAAGAAAGCTTGCGCATTGTCTGTTCAAGCTTTGAATCGTTGTTTACAATTTCATCATCAAGAACCGACATAACGTTATTGAAACTGTCGCTTATTTCGCCGTCGTTGGTTGATTCGGCCCACTGGTAGCCGTTCCAGCTGTAAACACGACCTTTTAAGAAAGTGTAAGTAACGCCGCTATAAGTCACGCTTGTTGTGTCTCCGCCCCATGTAAAATAATCGCCTTTGTAGCGGGTTCCGCCTGCGCTTAAATAGTCGTTTATCTCTGTTAAAAGCCCCTTGTTTGCTCCGGCTCTTACTGTTGAATAATTGAAGTAAACTGTAAAATCTTTGTTTTCGCCTGCATAGTTTAAGTAACCTATCGGCTTATTGCTGAAACCGATTGCAGATGTATTGAAACCGATTGCAGTTCCTGTTGTGGCACGGTAGCGGATCACTACCGGGATGTTTCCGCCTTCGTCAATTTTTACACCTTTGAGCGATTCAAAATAGATTGTTTTTCCTTTGATTGTGGCGGCAATCTGCGAACCGTCGTTTCCGATTGAAACAATTGTAAACGGCAGTTCTTCTTCTCCATAGGTCAGATGGATTGTTGCAGCGACTTTTTCGCCCCATGCCTTGCCGGTGTTGTCACAAGTAAAACAGAAGCTTTCAACATCAAAGTGCACATCATAAACAGATTCGCCCGGCTCTCCCTGCGGTCCTTGCGGTCCGATGTCTCCCTGCGGTCCTTGTGGCCCCGGAATACTCACTTCATCGGCAATGTCTGCCATTTTCTGCATTATTGCTTCCGGAAGCATGTTGCCGCTTTCTTTTGGCGTTGTCAGGTTTGTTTGATATTCCGGGATATCTCCGAACTGAAAGATTGCTGAATTATAATCTTTAAGAAGTAATTCCCAGCCGTCGGAATTCTGCTTTCGGTTATAAATCATCATTTCGTTTGTAACTCGGCTAAACTCTCCGCTTTCGTTGAGATAACCGAAAGAATAAATATTTCCATATTCCGGTATTACGTTTATTGCAAGCGGAATAGAAAGTTTGACATTTCGTGTTATGCGCTTTGTAGGGTCTGCCGGTTCTACTTCTATGTATAAATGTTCTTTTGCGCTGTCGTTTTGTGCCTGAATAATCAAGCCATAGCGGGCGTTTGAATCTGTAAAGTCGCAGAAGTCGGATGTAATAATTTGTGTAAGAAGTCCGCCTTCTACTACTGAGCCGTGAATAATTCCGTTTGAAAGTCCTATTCTAAGCTGTTTCATTTGAAGCATGACTTTTGAGTAAAGCGGGTAGTAGTCACCGTCGCGTCCTACCTGAACGGTAATTTCTCGCGGTTGCAGCTGTTGTTTTGCAAGAATCCTGTGTGTGTATTTGTATGCGTGTTCAAAAGTCGTTATATACTTTGGCGCATTTTCAACAATAATTTTGTGTTCGCCATAAACTGCGCTTGAATCAACCTTGCCGTTTACTGTCTGGTAGAAAGTGTCTACAGCCCAACTTTCGCGGTTTGTGAAAGTTGTTTTTACTGCATACGGTTTTCGTTCAAAAGTCTTTGTAACTGTAACCGACCTTATACACTGTTCATTCAAAAGCGCAACCGGCGTGCTTTGTGCACGTTCTATTGCAAAAGTCCATTTCCCGGTCGCGTCGTCTCTGTACATGGTTGTATTACATTCAGAAAGAATGCTGTTAAGGACGTCTGCTTTTTTTGAATCTTCTGTTAAAATGCCGTCGCAATAAAAACCGTTTTGTTGGCAATAGGTATATACCGCGCCCAGAGCTTCTAAGTCTATTTCTTCATCAATGTATTGCGAATGCGGATGTATATCCGTTGTCATTATTTCAAGAACCCATGAAGCGGGGTTTCTTGTCGGGTATTTGTCTACGGTCCATGCGTCATCGTTCCAGATTCTAGCTTTTCCGTAAGCGTTAATGTTTATCTGGTCCAGGTTGTCTTTTGTTGATTCGTTGGAAATAATACGCAGGGCAAGTCGTGTAGTTCTTCCGCGCCACGGTTGCTCTAAAGGCGGACAAGTAACGATTGCGGATGATGTAGATTTTGCCGCGTCATACTGCCAGCAATTGAGATAACATAAATAGCAAGTTTCCTGCGAATTGCTTTCTTCAAGTGCGGTCAGGCGTGTTAATCTGATCTGAATATCTTTGCCGACACACTGCGCAGCGGTCAGGGTAACAGTTTTACTAAAACGAACCTGTTTGCGTGAGTTTATGTCACCTGTAACAATGTTTCCGGCGTCGTTCCATGTGCTGCCGTCGTTGCTCCATTCAACTTTTACAGAAACGTTTTTGCTTTTCCATCCGTCGTCGTATCGGCGTAAGCCGTTGAATAAAATACATACGTCGAATTTATATGTATTTGTAGCGGCTTGTTTTACAACGGCGTTGTTATAGTCCAGCTCGTCAGAAAAGCTTGTGCAAGAAACTTTTTCGTTTAAGCCGTCAATAACAATTTCGTCTTCGTATTTTATGTCGAGTTCGTCGGCTGGGTCGTAGTAGTCGCCCTCGTCAAAGCTATACGCAAACGGGCCGGCGTCTCCCAGATATGGTATTTCTTCTGTCTGCCCCGGAACTTCTATTTCCTGGTTAGAATGTTTAATAACCTTTGTACCTATTGAAACATCCTGAATAAGTGCGTTATTGAATCCAGCCACAAGAACAACGTTCCAAAACTGGCTCGCGCCGTTTTCGCCTGCTATTGTGTAATAACCTGCAACAAGTTTATAAGGTACATCGTAAACACTACCCATGATATACGGGATATTATAACCAAGTGCGGTTCGATTGTTTGCGCCTTTTAAGAATGGAAGCTGTGTTATTCGCTCTGCAAGGGCTTTGGACTGCCTCTGCGCCTTTTCCATTTCCTCTTGTGCTTTCTGCTGTTCGATTGCTGAATATACAGCGGCACCAACTGAAACGGCAGCGCACACCAGGGCAATAACAGCCATAATTGTACCGGCTGCGCCTGGAATAACGCGGATAAATACAATGTCGTTTTCTTTCAGGATATAATCGGGCGCGATCTGTTCGCCTGCATTAAGAATAATGCACTGTTTAAGGTTTAATTCCGGGCAAAGCGCGTGCGCAAGTTCGTTTACACTGGCATTGCCTTTGATGGTTCTATATTCTTCTGAAAGTCCTTTGTATATGTTTAATGTTCCCATTATATAACCTCGTAAACATTCGCAAGTTTTAAGTAAGTTTTGCATGAAGCAAAAGAAGAAATCCTAACACCCTGATTTTCGGTTGCATGAATGAAAGTGCTTTTATCAAGTGCAACTGCAACGTGTAGCCGTTTATCCTGCAAGCCGTAAAATTCAAGAATTACGCCTTCGCTGATTTCGTCCAGCCGTAATTTTTTTACGTTAAGTGTCGGGGCTGTTTTTTCAACTTTTGCACGGTCGAACTTTTCCAGAACAACATCTTTAAGATTTTTTCCCAGCCGCCTTTCAACTTCGATTGCTAGTCCGTAACAGTCCAGCCCGTTTTTTATATCGCGTCCGAATTCTACGAACGGCACGCCGATTAAGTCCACAACATCTATCATGTGTTCCCCTTGTTCGTTTCCGCGTCGAACTTATAAGGCGGAAAAGTCATTTCCAGACGGTCATCGGTTCCGAGTTCAAAATTCAATTCCATATTTTCTGAGTAAGATACCGTTCCGTAAAAATGAATGTACTGTTTAAGGCGCTGGACTTCGCCACCTTCTGCAATAAGGCCCACAACGTCAAGGCGGTAGCCGTCGTCTGCATTTTCTACAAACTCAATCAGGCCGTTATCTGCTCCGCTTATGCGAAGCGTTGCGCCTTTTCCGTTTGAATCCGGCGGGGCATATTCAAAGCTTGCGTGATGATAAATATTGCCTTCAAATTCTATGCTTTCTGTGTTGTTTACAAAGTAAAGTGTTGAACATCCAGGGCAAGAAAATTTTAGAAGAAAGGGCAGGGCATAAGCTCCGCCGTTGAAGTACCGGTTAAATATCTGATATTCGTTTAACTGCATTAGTAAACCTCTTCAATCTCCAAGCTTAAAACCCTGTTTTTCTGTCCTTCGCTTTCATCCGGGATGGTCTTGAAACGAAAGTATTCTGTCGAAGTCGGCGTTCGTTTAAGTGCAGCGCAATGAAAATTTCCGGCACATCCGCCCAGCGTATCAGTGAACCAGTTCCAGAAGGCGTTTCGCTCTGTGTTTGTTACTCCTAAACTGCATTTGAAGTCAAACACAAAGCGGGTGTTTTTAAGAATGGACACTTTTCGCCCGCTGGCATATTCTGTTGTTGTTGTATTTTCTTCCGGCTTTGCAGTTCCTTTGAAAAACTTTGTATTAACTGTGTATGGCCATTCAACGTATGTCATAAGTACCGCGCTCCCTTCATACTTGCGTTTGCAGATTGCAAAGCGTTGTTATATCCGCCCGACTGCATTGTAGAATTAACAATCCTATCGACTGTAATTTTAATCTGCCGGTCCTGCTGCATTGCAGAAACCTGCACGGTGTCGCCGGCGTTGTTTTCGATGTTTACCGGCATATTGAGCACAACGCCTTTTCCGCCTTCACCGTTTGCAAGGTCCAAAAATGCCCGCTGTTCAGCAGGATTCAAAATTGCTTCTCCGGCGTTTCCATTAAATGCGATTTTGTCGCCGTGATAAGAATTGCCGGTCAAAAATCCACCTGTACTGAATGATGGTGCTTTAGGCTTTGCTCCGGCAATGGCTATAAGCTGCGCCGCTCCTAAAAGCCCCGCAGTTGTGGCATTTATTATGTTTACCGGTGGCGTACCAGAAGCAAGGGCATTAACAACGGCCTGCGCTGCCTGTGCGGTTGCCATTGCAAGATTCATGCTCCATTCTGCCATTTTAATTTTGTATTCCTTCTGTGCCGCTTCCTTGTCGAGCTGGTCTTTTTTCTCTAAGTATTCATCATAAGTGATAATGTTATTATCCAGCTGCATTTCAAGGGCTTTGGCGTCTTTGTCGTATTGCCTGTTTGCTTCGCTCAATGCAGTTTGTGAAATTTGGCTTATAGAATTGGTCAAACTCTGCATACTTTCTGTGATTTGAGACATAACAGAATTTACTTTGTCGATTGTGCGCCCCTGGCCCTGTGCGGCGTTTTCTTCTGCTTCTTGAACCTGTGGCAAAAGTTCTTTAAGTTCTTTTATTTTGTCGATGTATTGCTGGTATGCTTCCGACGTTTTATCGAGCGCTTCGGCTTCTACTTCCAGCGCGTCGATTGTCTGTTGTATTGTGTCGGAAAGTTTCACTTCCTGCGGACCGTTTATAAGCCCGCTTGCACTTTCTTTGAGTTTAAGAACTCTGTCGTTCATTGCGTCAAGCTGGTCTTTAATTGCCTTTACCTGTCTTTCTTCATCCTTTTCGGCTTCAAGGCGGGCTTTTTCTGCTTCTTCCATAACGGCAAGATCAGCGCTCATTTGCTTTATTTCTGCCCGGATTTTTACGGCGGCGGCGCTTGTTGTGTCTCCGCCGTCTTTTATCAACTTAACGTATGCTTCAAGCTTCGTGTTAAGCATTTTGCGCAGTTCGTCTTCCTGGGTGATTTGCTCTCCTGCCTGCTTACGAATTGCAAGTTCTTTTTCCTGGGCGGTCACTGATTCGTTGTATTTATCTAAAAGTTCGTTTTGAATGGCGGCTTCTTCGGCTTCGCGTTTTTCAAGTTCTGTTCTTACAGCGTATTGCAGTTTATAATCTGCCTGTTCAAGGGTTGCAGCGCTTCGCAATGTTTCCAGACGTTCGCGCAACTGCTTAGTTGTCATTGTTGCGGCCTGCTGTGCTGCCTGTGCGTCCATCTGTTCTGCTTTTGCTTTCTTTTCTCGCCAGTTCTGCTCTTCTTTCAGGATGTTTAAAAGCTCTGTTTCTTCCGCTTTGCGCTTTTTAAGATTTGAAAGATAGTTGATAGCGTTTCCAAGTGCTTCGTTGCTCTGTGCGCCGGCCACATCTTCAAGGTACAAGCGGCGGTTTCCGTCTTTGTTGGCTGTCTGCGCTTCTGAAAGTGTGTTTTTTACAAACTCTCTGTTCGAGCGATAGCCGCCACCGATAACCCAGTTTTGCGAAGCCTTTTCAAGTGCTTTGTTTACGCTCTCTGCGAACTCTTGCGCCTTCTTTGTCTGCCGTAACCAGAAGTTATTCCATGAATCGTAAGCGGGTTTTGTAATCTTTCCCCAACTTTCAGCCAGGTCGCCTTGTGCCATTTCAAGTTGTTTTGCGCTTCCGGTTGCTTTTGTGGCTTCTTCTGAAATTCCTTTGTATTGCTCTGCAAGAATCCTTACAGCTTCGCCGTTTTGAAGTTGTTCTTTTGTCAGGTTCTTTGTTTCTGCGGATAGTGTAGAAAGTTTTCCCGCTTCGCCTGTGTAAGACTTGTTAAGCATATCAATAACGCTTTGCAAGCTTTTGCCACTTCCGGCGGCGACGTCAATTGAAGCGCTCATTATATCCATAACTTGTGCTTCTGTTCTTCCGGAAGCCACAAGTTCGGTCATCATTGGAATAAGTTCTTCGTCCCCGTAGTCTGAAATCGACTGTAATTGCCCTGCAAACTCTTTTAAGCGTGTAACGCCTGTGCCGTCCATGTATGGATTGTTCTTTGCAGCCTGCGCAAGTTTTGTTTCTGCTCTTAACTGAACGTTGAAGGCTTCGGCCGTGTCTTTGATTGCCTGCAATTCCTGTTTAAGAAGTTTTACTTCGGCAGCAATAACGGCACCAAGTCCGGCGCTTTTGATTGATTTTGCGGCGTTCTTCCAGGCACTACCGAGCTTTGAAACAGAATCGTTTTTTGCTTCTTTACCCAGTTTGTTTAAGCCGGATGTTAAATTGTCTATGTTCTTTTTTGCTTCTTTTGTGTCTGATTTAAATTTGATACTTACGTTTTTATCGGCCATTCAAAAAAACCCCGCTATTGTTTCAACTGTGAATCAAACGCTGCAATTGCGGCCTGTTCCTCTTCGGAATATTCCTTTTCAATCTGCCACATTGCTTTCATTTGAAGCATATATTTTTTATATTCCTTGTTGTCGCTTTCCTTTGGAACGTATGCCCGATATTCCATCACTTTATTAAGCCTTGTATCGGTCAGTCCTGCAAGCAACGCGCAAAACTTGTACCAGTGCAAGTGCAAGCCTTTTTCTTTAAGGTCTATTCCGTAGCGTTGCCAGAAAGCGGAATAAATCAAATCAGCGTCGATGTCATAATCAAGTAGAATTGCGTCCGGCTCGTCGCCGATGTCGCGCGGAATTTCCCGCGGTGGTTGCGCAAAGTCTTTTATTGCTTCAAAACCTGCTTTCAGGTCCGGCGGAATGGCGCCTTTGTATAAATAGTTATACTCTTCGTACCTGTGCGGGCGTTTTACCATCTGCGAAAACAAAATGAAAAACTGATAATCTGTGTTAATACGATAAGACTTGCCGGAAACTATAACAGAATCCGGCAAGTCTAGTACACGGCTTAAATCAATCATTTGCACACACATTAAGAAGACGGCATGTCGCCTTCTGTGAATGTTGGAACGCCATCTTCGATTGTAACGTAACCCTTAACCGGTGTGCCGTTTTCGTAAACGTTACAAGAAAGCGTTTTTCCGGTAGCGTTCAGCTCTTCAACTGTTACACTGGCCATTGTCTTTTCAGCGTAGTAGTAAGTTACGTCGTCGCCGCTTTCTTCAACTGTTACGCTGTCAAAGATGTTTACCAGAAGGAATTCTTTCTGTGCTTCTGAACCGATTGCACGCTTCTTGTAAAGGTCATAGAACAACTCAAAGTCTGGTTCACCTTTGTACATTGTGATTGAAAGGTTTTCAGACGGCTTGTAGTCCATTACCTCAGTTGTCGGGTGTTCGTCTGCGATGTAGTCGCGTTCCTCTGTCTGCGGATTCATTGCGCGTGTGAATTCCGTAGCCTTCTTAATCTGCACCCAAGAAGGAACAGCGGATGTTCCGTTGTTCAAAAATGGGCGGATAAGATGTTTCTTGATCAAAGTTGTGTCACTCATAATCAATATTCCTCACTTGTATATATTGTCAGGTTAATTTCGGCGGCGGTCATTGTTTTTTCAACAGCTCCGCAGTCAGGGTAAAACCTGATTGTTCCTATTTCGGATTCCTGCACACTGTCTTCGCATAGTGTGTAGTTTTGCGCCACTGCCTGTTTGAAGCATGCAGCATAACGGCACATTCTTTTTATAAGTTCATCGTATTTACAGCCCTTAAAAACAAAAGTTACTGTAAATTCGCTCTGTGTTACCGCGTCGGAAATTGTTCCTTCGCCGTCTTCCTGGGTTTCTGGTAAAACAGAAACGGAAACGTCAGGAACTTTCAGCGGGTCTACTGTGCCAAAAACAACCGACTTATTGTTAAGCCGTGGCAGTTCCGGCGCGGGCGCTGGGTCGTCATACTCTGCAAGCTCTGTATTAAATTGAGTTGTCAAAAAATCCTTGATAACTTCAAAAAGTTCTTCCATTACTTGCCCCAGTATTTTTCTAACTCTTTATCAATCATTTTTCGCACATCCTGCATGTACGAACCAGAAGCGGCGTAAAACTCGCCCGCCTGCACAAACGAATGCGGTTTGTTAATCGCTCGTTTAGTCGGTCCGGTGTAGCCGTAGTTCAAAACATAGGCTTTCGGAAAAATTGCGCTTCCGCTTTCTCCGTTCGGATAAACGGTCGCAATTCCTGTTTTATGGACCTTATATCTAAAAGCCTTCAAAAGCTCGCCGGTTCTACTTTTCAGCGTCTGCCGGATTCCCCCTTTTACGGCTTTTACTGTTCCTTGTGCAATAATGGAAAGTGTCTTTCGCTCTATTGCAGCAAGGCTTTTCGATGTTCCTGAAAGGGCCTCTTGCGCTTCTGCAATATCTGCTTCAACACTTATCATTAAGCACCCTCAATCTTTCGGAATGCCGAAAGCGGTTTTAAGTACGGCGTATAATCTACAATGTTTGCAAACGTGCGGTTTACGCCGATACTTGAATTATTGTTAACGCCTATGTTTCCGCCGTCTTCCAGCTGTAAAAGTGTAGCAATGCGCAAGCATACGTTTTTGAACATGGCAACAGCTGCACTGTCAAAGTGTTCTGAATCTGTTAAAACAGTTTCACAATCAAAAAGCACATAGTTTGAAATAATCTGTTGTGCAGTTCCTATGTGAATTTCAATAAGCTGCTGTGAAGTTTCGTCTTCTTTCTGTTCAATGCCGTTGTACGCATACAACAAAGCGGCGGTAATAAGCATTATTTTTCATCCTTTGGAATTTCTGCAATTCCATCTTTAACAAAACGGTTTGCGACTGTTTCCGGCAATTCTGCAACCTGTTTTGGTTGAAAAACGCCATAAACGCCCCAGTAACCGGCAATAAAACGAACTTTCACCTTTTTGTTAGTTTTTGGTGTATTTTCGTTATTATTTGGCTTGTTTTCGCCATTTTTTGCATTATTTTCGTTATTTTTTGACATAAAAAATCCCCTTAAAATAGGGCGCTCGCATGGGGCGCCACGCCCTATTTTTGCGTTATTTTTCCGGCCTACTAGCTAGAAGCCTTTACAGCAAGTGAGAAGAGGTCTGTATCAGAAACCTGCTTACCACCGACGAATGCTTCTGCCTGGAAATAGGTCTTTGAATCACCCTTAACCTTAATAGGTGTGATAGTGATTCCGCCGGCAACTCCCACGTGGAAGCGTGAGAGAGGAACAGCAACGGCAAGAATAGAACCTGCGCTTGTTGCCTTTGGTGCCTTTGCGTCAAGGCGAACCTTAACGCCTTCAATTTCCTTGCTGCGGATCAAGCCTTCTTTGTAAAGCTTTACATCTTCGCCGCTTGTTGAATCAGACAAAACATTCTGGTATGTTGCTGGGTTCATTACGATTTCAAATGTTTCATCGTAACCGCTTACTTTAAGTGCAAGGCCGGCAAGGTCTGAACACTTAATAGATGTCTGGTTAGCTGCAAGCTGTGTAATACCTGCGGTATTTGCAGCGGCAGAAGTCCAGATACCTTTGACACCTTTCTGTGTGTTTGAAACCAAGCTACCCTGCAAAACCTTTGTATGAAGCTTTTTGCGGAAAGCCTTTCTGAACAATTCAGGCAACTTTGACTGAATGTCTACTGTGTTGAGCTGCAAAGCTTCGGCAGTAACACCAAGAACAGAAGCCAAGCCATAAACCTGAATTTCTGTTGTTTTCATTTCTGCTTCGTCGTCTTCGTTGATTGAGCTTCCGCCCTCTGCTGTATCAACTGGCTCTTCAAGTCCTGGTTCAAGAACCGGAATGTTTGTTGAAGCGTTGTCGCTGTAATCAAAAGTTACAGCATTAAGGATGTCGTCTTTTTCGCCGATTCCTTCAAAAAGCTGCTGAACCTGGTTGATTTTTCCGTTTCCGCCGATTGTGATTGCACGCATTTCTTTTGCAGCTTCTACAAAGTCGCGGTTTGTAAGGGTGATTCCTTCCTTTCCGCCTTCTGGCTTGTCGATTTCTGCATAAGCTTTTTCAAGGTCTGCACGGCGTTTGTCAAAGTCTGCAAGCTTAGACTTTGCTTCCTCTTCGTTGAATTCGCCTGTACCGTGGCGAACTTCTTCCATAAATGAACGTCTTTCGA